GTGTTGGACTGGATGAAAGTATCACCGAGCGATGGGGCCGAGGTGAATTCCTCGGAGAGATGCCAGGACGAGAGAGGCGAGGCCGCGTCGACATTCATGAGGCCAGTAAGGCAGCCGTTTATGCGGCGATATTCGTCGTAGCGGCCCTGGTAGCCAAAGACACCAGCGTCGTTTGCAGTACCGTCCGCATAGATTTCCTGCTGAAGAACGCTTTGTTCGCCAATGCCAGCAAGGACCGGATAGTAGAAATCGTACCGGGTTTGTTTTGCCCAATAACGGTCGATGCCCTGGGAATAAGTGATATCACCGCGGACGTTGCCGAGAATGATGATGACGCCGTGTTCAACGAAGGATTTCGACCAAGAGTGTTTGCCGGAGACGACACCATTGGCAGCCAAGTTACCGAGTTTGTCGTCTTCAGTGGGCGTAGTTTGCGCGTTTTGCTGCGAGACTGGGGAGAGTTGAACAACCGAGCTACCGCCCCCTAGGAATTCCGGGCGCTGGAGCCGGAAATCGGGACTTGTAACTCCCCAGTGAGCCTTGAGAGCTTCGATGTAGCGGGTGCCTGAGCGAGCGTCGCGCTCCAGTAAGCGTTGAGTTTGGAATGCCAGGCGAATGTCGTTGATGGTTGCGGCTGTTGCGTTGGAGAGATCAGCAATCATATCGTTGCTGTTGTCCCACTCGAGTTCGTGTGAACCGAACCCGGTGCCAGACGAAGACCAGCGGACGTTGCCGTCATTTTCGACGAACAGAGAAGCACCGGCGACGCCGTCGTTAATATTCCACGTAAGATCATCCGTTTCAGTGGTCATTTTGACGGGGGCGGAAGTGCCCAGAGGCAAAGAAACTCCCAGAGTTTGTTTTTGGGGCCAGGGCAAACAAGAGGTGAAATAGTCAGATCGCTTTCCGCGTTTCAGCGGGTTACCGCAGACTTGATTGGACGTAGATGTAACACCACCTACCCACGTGTCGGGGCCGTCGCCAGTCGCGACATTAGTTGAATCTTGCAGGTTTTCGTCCCTGAACCATTCGTTAAATATGAGCGAATAAGCGCGAAAAGGAAGCGCGGATACTGTGACGTCGTCAGGATCAAAGTGGGCGCCGGATTTGTTGTCAAGCGGAAGACCGAAGTAGTCCCACAGCGTGCCCTCACCAGAATAAGAGTTCGTACCTGTAACTACCGGCACCGTGTAATCAATCGAATCACCGGGGTTGTCTTGTTCGCCATGCATCTTGGTCCAGTTGGACCACAGTAAACGATAGGGAATATAGAACGCGAACGTCTCAAAGCGCAGGTTGTCAAGAATCGGCCTAATCATGGTGTTGAGGCGAATAAAGAAGTTTGTATTCCAGCGAAAAGTATCGCCTGGAATTACGTCGATTGGACGCGCGATTGGAATTAGGTAATCGGCGTCAAACGTGGTTTTGTAAGGGTGCGACAGGTTGAAAGAAGACCGCGGGATATTAGACCGCGGTACCTGATTGAATTCGTGTTGTGACTTCATGCGGTTCCACCTGGGGAGACTTGGTTGAGAAGTTCTTCCTGGGCTTCTTTGTTGACCTGCCGAGAAAGGGCCACGACTTCGTGGCCGTTGGCGAGACATTCGTTCGCCTCGTCGGTCAGTTTGCCAGTTTGGTCGTCGAAGATGCCGAGACGGAAGAGAGAATAATCCTCGGGATGATCCGAATACGGATGGTCCGCCGAGGTACAGAGATTAGTGAATTCGCGCATGACTTCACCGTCAGCGCGTGCGAAAAGAGGCTTCGTGTAGATGCCAGCGGCCTTATCGAAGATTGAGTAAAGTTGTGTCCTCATGAGTTTTCCCCTTGTTCCATTTTCATTAGCAGGTCAGCGACTTCCTGGTGTTTCAGGTCGTGCTGGGTTTTATAAGCGTTCCACATCTCGAGCGGATAACGAGAGCCCGTGTTGTAGATTGTGACATAGCCACCGTTGCGATTGATTGAATAACAAGCGTGTTCCATTTTAAAGTCCTCTTAGTCGTTGTCGTGCTTTTTGGCAGTGATATTTCTGCCGGAGTCGATCGGGAGTGAAGTCTTCCCGATGGTGTTTGATGAAGACCTGGCGCATGTCTTTAACCAGTTGATGTGTGTCCGGATCTTCACATTTGAGTATGTTTTCATAGTAGCGCGGAACTTTTTGTATAACGCCTTTTCCTGGCACTGGGACCTCATCAGACGGGAATATGTCTGAAGTGTATTTCTCATAGAACCGCGCGCCTAAACCGTTGTTCTGCCCTTTTCTGTTGCCGGTAGACATTCGGATAAATTCAGGTCGTAACCAGTAAGCGACGCCATGTTCGTCGCATCGTAAGTAGTGATCCCAGGCACGCTTGCCGGTGATCTTTTTGAGTGAGTAGCGCGCGGTATACGCGGCATTTTCGTATGAAAGAGGCTGGACTGTAGAGAAGCCATAAGGCCATAATTTTTCAAGAGACGGACTCGTAAATGTGTGGAAGCCCTCGTCGTCTTTGAAGAGAGTTTGGTCGTAGAACGACTTATTGAACAAGCATAGGTGGTAATGAGGGCGTTGGGTTTCGTCGCCGTATTCTCCGCAGTAGAAGTACCGGACTTCGTGGTCAACAGAGCGTCTGAGTCGTCGGATGAAGTTGGTAACGTCGGAAGGACGCAACGAATAGTCGGCTGGGACGTAGTGACCGGCTTTATATTGCTCGGGGGTGCACTCGTGGGGTTCTCGATATGTAAGAGTAACGAAACAATTGCCTTGTTGATCCAGATACAGGGAGCTTTCGTGGACAATTCTTGTTGCCCACATGACAGCATGATCCAGACGACAACCAAGGCAACTACCGCAAGCCACCGTAAGTTTCTGAGCAGAGCCGCCTTTATGGTATTGCCAGCCTCCGGTAATTTCATTTTTATACCCGTCCAGGGGACTGTAGCAGGGCATTACAGACGGTAGCCACCACGCGACATTGTACGGAAGTTTTTGGGATGAGAACCGGCATTGCGTGAGAAGTTGCGCCGGGATGCTTTGCGAGAGAGTTTGCGACGTTTCATTTTGAAGCCTCGTATGCGAACCCGCAGAGTTCTGCGAGATTTCTGGAGTTTTGCGATAAGACCTGTGGAGCTGCGTTGATATTGACGAATGAGCTGTCCCCGTCGACGCCGCATTGTAGCGACATCGCGGAGCAGCCCACTAGGAGCGCCAGAGGACAGAGCGCAAGGAGTTTAAGTTTTTTCATAGGGATCGCTGCCTAGGTCGGTGCGTCGATGACCCTATTTTTACCACTGGCTTTCAAGCTTTACAAGCTTTTTTTTTTTGGGCGCGTGGCCTGACTCGTCCGGCTCTGCAAGCGCCGCCGGACTCATGGGCCTACGCGCCCGCTCCTCGCCTGGGGGACTGTGTCCCCAGAGTCGAGAGATAAGAGCCAGTGGAGTACGTCGAGGGGTCGACTTTTTTTGTTGCGGATCGGAGCATGGTCCAATCCGCCAGTACACAGTCAAGTATAGGTGTACTGTTTCGCCAAAAGAAGTTTGGCAGGAAGGAAAAGGGCCTCGTCAGAGGCCCTTGGTTGGATTTTATTCCGCCGGTGCTGGTGGGGGATCGGCGGGAGGGGTTTCGGTCGCCGTAGGCTCCCTTGCGACGTCTGGCGGCGTCATTGGAGGAGTTTTTCCGGATACGTCAATGTTTTGACGTCCGGGAGCTGCCAGAGAAGGCAGTTTTTTGAGGAGATCCTCCTGATTGGCAGGATCGTTAACGTATTGGAAGAATGCCGCAGGAGAGTTGCGGAATTCGTTACGGATTTCCGATGGGAGGTCCCCGAAGACCTTGTGCGCCGCGTCGATTTGAGTTTGCATTTCCAGGAGATCTAGATCTGCGAAGTTACCGTAGACGGGCGCGTATTTTTGCACGTGAGACAGAGAACCGGCAGCTTGAGCGCGGTGCATGATGCGATTGATGTCGGTTTCATCTTTGAAAGCCTGTTTAGTTCGCCCGTCCGAATAATCGTCGGGCTGAATGAGACGGCCATTTTCGTCCTTGTTGTAGTACAGAAAGTTGTGAGACATGTTATTTACTCCGGCTAGCGTGGATTGCGAGCTGAACAAGTTTAAGGGCCCCCGGGCCCAGGTATTTAGTGAGTACGCCAGCTTCGCCAGCGGAGAGAGATTGCAGTTCTTCCCAGAGATCAGCCTCGGATTGAATGATGATCGCCTCGGATTCTTTGATACGGCGAAGAGCGCGTTGCACGTCCTGCTGTATAGAGAGCAGCTTGCCTTCTTTTTTTAGGTTGACGATTTCTTCTTCAAATTTGCGCCATTGCTGGAAGATATTTCCGCGAGTATCGCGGATGTTGTCGGTTTCCGCCATTGTTTTAGCGGTTGTAGCCTCGGTAAGTCGAGCTTGCGCCAGCATGTTTTTTGTTTGGGCGACCGCCATTGCGGTTTGTGCGCCTTCTTTCGGGGCGCCGCCCTGGGATTCCATGCGAGCCATAGCGCCGGCAGGAGTACTCGCGTCGTATTGAGCAGCGAGGATCGGATTGATTCCAGCTTTTTTCATGTCGGCCATGCGACGCTGAATAGCCGTGTTGGACATTTCTCTTTGGAAGTCCATTTGCTGTTGTGCCTGGGACCGATTTTGTTGGTTTTGCCGGTTGTTGGAGTAGGCAGACCAGGCGGCGGACCCGAGAGCTGTTACCCAGCCTTGGTTGCGTTGCCACCATGATTGTTTCGGCGGGGTTGAGCCTGCTGGTAGAGAACCGCCGGTCCGTACGTAAGAATTAGACATTAGAAGTGATCCAGTCGGCCCGGTGTGCCGAACATGGGCAGCGGCCGTGCAGCTTTGACTTCATGATAGAAGTCGGCCAGGAAGTGAGGCTCGGTTGAGACAGCGACAGCGCGATCGAGAGGTACGCCTGTGTTGGACTGGATGAAAGTATCACCGAGCGATGGGGCCGAGGTGAATTCCTCGGAGAGATGCCAGGACGAGAGAGGCGAGGCCGCGTCGACATTCATCA